GCCGGCATCGTTGTAACCCTGTGGGCATCCGGGAGGTAGTACGTTTGCGACCATGTTGTATAAGACCAATGCGTTAGGGTCAAAAGTAGCAGACGGTTGAGCCAGCGCAAGAAACGCTGGCTTGTTGGCAGATGGAAGCCGTTCAATGCCGACACGCCACGTTACGAAAAGCGTGGTTGCGGCCGACAATCCAGTGTAATAAGCTCCGGAAGTGTTCATCCTCGAGAAATGGACTGGACCAGGCGAGCCTTCAAGAGGATCCGACGTACTGGGCGTGAAAGCCACATACCCGAGATTCTCAGAACTCGCAATGCTACCAGCGCTGTACGGGGATCCAGTACCGCGCTGCGGCATCGGAGTGAAGTAACCGGAAGCTGCATCTACCTTGTTGTTATTCTGACAAACCACCCACGGACGTGACGTCAGTGATTGGAAGGGGTTGTCATTTTGAAATTTCGCCGTGTTGTACGAACCGTCCTGCGCCGCCCACGAATGAGAACCCGGCATGATCTTAGCTTCTGCCAGGGTATTCGGTGGGCAACGAAAGTAATTAGTGGGGTTGTAATGGCCTGTTGGAATATCCACAGCAAGGCCTAGATCGGGCGTTGAAGCACCGATCTCATAGCTATTGCCGTACTCGTACACAGTGACTGCGCCTTGCTTTGAAATTTGCGCAGTAGTGTTCACAACCTCGAAACCACTATAGACGACGCGATAGACACCCAAGTCTGTGTCGTCGAAGTCCAAGAAATTGTCGAGGTTAATGTTCTGTGTCTGGTAGCCATCTTCGGCAGTGGGTGGCATATGACCCGGAGTAAACGTCATGTTCGCCCCAAGTTCTGCGGAACTTGGAACAGAGTTCATAACAAGTCCGTCCATGCGTCCAACTTTAGCATGATCATATGTGCCATGCGCATGGTGCGGGCATCCGGTGATGAGGCCAGCCGCTTTGCCGGCATCCTTATCACCGTCAACAGCGCCCACAGGTGTCGCCCTAACACCGGTACACGCACTCTTGGGCGCGTAATCGATGGGGGACAATACCATGTGGCAATCCCAGGTAGCACCCTCCGCCAACCCGGGGGGTGCTGACACTGTGAGTGCCTGCCGTATCTTCACGACGACGGTTGGCTCGGTTGCGACGTCAGGATAACCGCGTAGATTGTCCAGTTGCTGGTCATGGAAAGGGTCAAGCGCATACTTAACCCAATCGCACGCCTCTGGCGTAATCAGGCGTTCCTGACAAAGGGACCGCATAGGATCTTTTGCGCGTACGATATCGCGCAGCTTTTCGGCCTCCGAGTTACCCATCGTAAGTTATGTACTATCTTTGGTTGTTGTTGTTTTAATCAATCCGTAGATTTCGGCCCGGCATGGCCTTGTAGGGATTTGGGTGTTTGGAATCTGGCCTGGTACTGTTCAGGCCATCGCCAATTTTCTTGCTGCAAATTACGGTACAGCAAGTCCTACCACCCGCAATAGCGATGTGAACTCACAATTTCTCCAAGATTTCCTCAAGGAGTGCGCGCGACTTGCGTTTCACGGGTTCAGGCATAGCGTTCATAAGCGCCTCCTGATTCGGAAACGCCTCCACCATGGCCATACCGTCTGGCACGGTCGGCGTCATATCATCACCAACCGGATCACCGGCGGTGAGATTTGCGAGTGCTGGCGGGAGCTTGTGCGATCTAATCCCATCAATTGTGGTCTGTTCGCTCAAGCTAGCGTCGAAGGCTCGTAGCTCCGCTGACGTCCATCCATACTGCGCGGCGGCAGCCACGTACATGAAATCCAAGTCGTCATCGTGCACGGGATAAGGTCCCTCGCGCATTTTCCTCGCCAGCTCACGGTCCCGCGACTCAACCTTGTCAAGATACTCGTCGGTAATAATAACGCGGTCGTAGTCGTTGAATTGCACCGGCAACTTGCCGAAGCCCTTCTCAGCCCAGATGGCTTTGATAAAGGCCCCGACGATTGGGGTGCGGCGGTCCGTGATCATGTACCCGACTAGCTTGTCGCGGTACTTATCTAAGTCGGTGTTGGTTGAGATGCGGAGCTTCTCGCATGCACGCTCGAGCTTGCAATAGGACGCACCTGTCTCCGTGAGGTTTGGGTACATCCGCGAGAGGAACTCGATCTCCGCATCGATCTCGGGGTCCGAGAACTCAATAGTACGGGTGAAGCCGTCCGCAGCGTCCAGATACTTGCAAGCAAGCAGCCAGCTAGCATCTGATACGCCTGGGACATTGTACTCCACACCGTCGTCACCGAACTTAAGGCCAATTAGGTCGAACAAAAGACGCATAATCTGCGCCTTCGGAGCCGCAGCGCTGTAGTTCTTGGTTTCAGACCACCACTTGGTGTCTTTCGCCTGCAAAACCTTCAGCTGTGCGCGAAACATAACGTTCGTAAACCAGTCCGCCTTGCCTGCCGCCACGGGGTCAGGGTCGCCCTTCTCATCGATAGGAAAGCCCTTAATGACGCCGTCGTCGCCAATGCTCTGTTGAAAGAACATGGCTAATAACACGGTAAGGTATGAGCGGAACGCAAACACAAGAGTGTTAAGATGCGTAGTGATGCCGGTGCCACTTGCATTCTTCCACTTTGTGTTCTTGACCTTCTTCCCGGCCTGGACCTTTATGTTGAAGCATGAATAATAAGTCCGAAGTGCCCACGTCTTGTGTGACTCTCCTAGG